CTATAGCAATGACGATTGCTATAACAAAAAACATAATTTTTATATAGTGAGTTCTACGTGTCCATTTTATTATATCATATAAACACAAAAAAAATATATCCGCTGTTGGAATCAGCATAAAATTGGAGGGATAAAAAATGGAATGGATTATTGACATTCTGAAGAAGTATCAAAAGGAAGATGGCACGATTGATTTAGCTACTGCAGAGCAAGAAATTAAGAGTGAATTTCCTAAACAAGCAGTTCCTAAAACTGTTTTTAACGAAAAGAGTGAGCAATTGAGAACAGCAAATGCGACAATTGACGAACTAAAAAACAACAGCAAAGGCGGTCAAGACAATCAAGACAATCAAGACAGCCAAGGGAACGAAGAATTACAAACGCAACTAGAAAAATATAAAAACCGTATTGCAGAATTAGAAGCGCAAGAGAAAACGAACGCTATGAACTATCAAGCTCGTTCCGCTCTAGAAAAAGCCGGCATTTCAGACGTGGAATATGGATTGTATTTACTAGGAACGTTAGAAGCAGACGAACAAGGCAATGTTAAAGATTTAGATAACAAGATTAATGATTTACGTGCATCTAAGCCAGTATTCTTCAAAGAAGAAGCACAGACTTCATCGAATGGTTACAAAGTTGAAGATACTAAATTGGATGATAGTAAAGAAGCAGTATCTGAATTTGACAAAGCTTTTGCTGAAGCTGCTAAAGCTTTCGGGCTAGAAGAAACAAAATAATAGAAAAGAAAGAGGTAAAAAAATATGGCAAATACATTAGAATATTCAAAAATTTTCCAACCTTTACTTGACCAACAAGTGACTCAAGAATCTACAACAGGTTGGATGGAAGCAAACGACAAATTTATTAAATATGAAGGTGGAGACGAAGTTAAAATCGCTACACTATTAACAGACGGATTAGCAAACTATGATCGCAGCAATGGATTCACAACTGGTTCTGTTGATTTGAAATGGAATCCATACAAATTAACTCAAGACCGTGGACGTTCATTCACACTTGATTCAATGGATGTTGACCAAACGAACTTCGTAGCAACTGCTTCAACAGTTATGAGCGAATTCCAAAAACAACAAGTAATTCCAGAAATTGATGCTTACCGTTACTCTAAGATTGCATCACTTGCAATTGCTGGTTCACAATCTAGAGAAATCGCACTTACTGCTGAAAATATCGTTGGCGAATTACTAAAAGACTTAACTGCTATTGAAGAAGCAACTGGAGTAACTGACGTAGTCATTACAATGTCTCCAACAACAGCATCATTATTAGCAAGCGCTAAAGACGCTAAAAACCACATGTCTACAACACAATTAGCAAAAGGTAACATGAACGTTCGCGTTGAATCATTTAATGACAATGCTATTGTTCGTGCACAACAACGTTTATTACAAACAGCATTTAAATTCAACGATGGTAAAACATCAGGACAAGAAAAAGGCGGATTCGAAAAAGATTCTTCAAGCAAGGAAATCAACTGGATTATCAGTGCTAAAGATGCTCCTGTAGCAGTTTCTAAGACTGACAAAGTACGTGTCTTTGACCCAGCGGTTAACCAAACTGCAGACGCTTGGAAGACAGACTATCGCAAATTCCATGATTTATGGATTCCAAAAGCGAAACTTGCGAAAGTGTTCGTAAACGTAAAACCATCATAATAGGAGGTTATTAAATGCGAAAATTCAAAAAGTTAAACGTTATCCGTGAAACGGACAACGAAACAATCATTGAAAAATTACTTGATGATGGGTTTGAAGAAGTAGAAGAAGTAGTAGAAACGAAAAGCACTAAGAAGGGTAAAGAGGAGTAACGACTCCTCTTTCCTTTTTATTTAAGGAGCGAAGAGTATGATTATTCAATTATCAGAAGCGATGGAAATCGACAAATCTATTTCAAAAGCAGATTTAGATGCTTATGAGACAACGATTCGTAATCTAACGAATAATAATTTCCAAAACAGAAGTATTCGTAATCAATCGCTATCCTTTCACGAAAATGTTATTGAGATGCGACATCCTCTTAAGGGTGTTCGCGTAGGTGATACCATCGAAGTCAATGATTCAATCTACAATGACGGACTATATGTTGTTGATTCCATTTCGGGTAACAAGATTTATGTTCAAGGTTCTGATTTTATTGAGGATTCTAACCATAAAGCGATTGTAACTAAAGTGGAGTACCCTTCAGATATCTCATTCGGATTGAAAAACATCTTGCGCTATCGTGTAAAGATGGGCGATAAGCTTGGAATCAAGTCAGAAACAGTTTCACGAATGAGTACTACTTACTATGACGTGAATGCAACTGACAATATCGATGGATTACCGTCTTCTCTTTACAGTTTCTTAGACAAATACAGACGATTGAGGTGGGCATGATGTTTCAATTCGAAATACAAGAAAAGAGTTATGTCGATGATGGTATTGGTGGCTCACAAGACGAGTGGCATACAGTAATGACCGTAACTGGTTGGATTGATATGCTGACTGGCTCTAACGCTTCAAATACGACGCAAAACGCAATCACGGAGCGTTCTACTCACGTCTTAATTATCCCGACGTTTACTGAAGGCTTCAAGGACACAATGCGTGTAGTTGACTCTTCTAAGCGTTGGTACACAATCACATACTGTGATGACCCAGTAGGAGTGCACCACCACAACGAGATTTACGTGACTTTTGAGGGTGTGTTAAATGGGTAGTTTTAGATTCGAGGATTATACCAAACGCACTAAGAGAGAGTTGCGTGAAGTCTCATTTAAGGCATTAACAAAGGTCGGGAACTTGATTAGCTCCCAGTGCCAGGCTTTAGCAGCAGTAGACACTGGAGAACTAAGAGATAGTATTCAATCAATTGTGAAAGAGTATGGTGGTGATATACGAGTGTTCGTAGGAACGAACGTTGAGTATTCCGTATTCGTTGAGTTCGGAACAGGGGAATTTGCTGAGAATGGATTAGGTCGAAAAGGCGGATGGTTATATCGTAGTCCAGACGGAAAAGTAGTATTCACGTATGGTAACGAGCCACAACCTTTTATCCGTCCTGCCTTTAAGAAAAACAAAAAACGTGCGCAGGACATTATCGCTCAAACATTTTTAGAAAGTTTTGGTGGTTAGCAATGTTAGACTTTGCAAAATTATTACAATCGGAACTATCCACAATCACTAAAGAATGCTTTCACGAAAAGAATCGAAAAGATAAGGTGGTGTATCCATATCTTACTTACGATTATGATCGTGAAAATATGACTCGTGAGCGAGATGAGATTACGATTGAAATTGATATTTTTGATTTTAACACCTCGTATAAAAGGGTGTTGGAGTTAGAAGAACAAATCAAACGACACTTCAACGGAATGCTGCAATTAACGGAAGAATTATATGTAAACTTTCGTTTTGTTGGCTCAAACAAAGTGAACACAGGCTCAGATACCGTGAAGCGTCGAAACGTTAGATTAAATGTTCAAACAGAATGGAGGAAATAAGAAATGGCAAAAACAGAAGTAAAACGTACAGGATATACAGTCGATACGCCTAAGAATTACCTGGTTGACGCTGGGGCAATTTATAAGAATATCGAATGGGATGCTGCTGGAAAGAAATGGAAAGGTGAATTGTTAGGTGCTACTTCAGATGGTAATAAAGTGTCTATTGTAACGACTTACCGAACAATTGAAGTAGATGGTGTATTCACTCCTGCAAAAGGTCAAAAAATCATTGACAAGGCAGAAGCAACGTTAGAAGTTAACGTTAAAGAAATTACTGCTGAGAATATCCGTTTAGCCTTAAATGGTAAAAAAGAAACTGGAAACGGAACTGACAATCCAGCAGGATGGGATATCGTTCAATTGAAAGACAGACTTGAAGATGGCGATTATATCGATAACATTGCATTAGTCGGTGTGATGTCTGGAAGTAAAAAACCAATCATTGTAGTCTTATACAACGCACTTTGCACAAGCGGATTAGAATTTGATACTAAAGATAATTCTGAAGCTGTAATCACAATGAAATTTGAAGCTCACGCTAACGCTGAAGACGTTGCAAATCGTGTGGCACCAGTTAAAATCTATTATCCAAACGCATCGGAGGAATAATTTATGGAGTTAAGAGAATTACGTGGAGACGATATGTTTTCAATGCTTTCTATCATTGGTAAGCTAGATATTAAAGATGATCTTGTAGAATTGTTCGAAAAACAACAAGATAAAGATAGCCATTTATTAGGCCATTTATCTAAGAAACCAACAAAAGCAGAAAAAGAAAAGCAAGAAAAAGCACTAGAAAAACGTGGCATGCAAATGATTGCGGGATTAATCCAAACAATCCTTGCAAACATTAATAAGGCCAAATCAGACATTAACACTTTCCTTGCTGACTTAACGAACACATCAATTCAGGAAATTCAGGCATTAAACTTTGTTGACTATACTCAGTTATTAATGAAATTCTTCAAGAAACCAGAGTTGAAGGATTTTTTAACATCTATCTCCTCAATCTTAGGGTCGGGCAACACGCTCTAAAAGATAAATTATTCAAACGCTACTCAAATCCAACTGCTCTTTTAGCTACTTACAGCATGAAAGAGACGTTGGATTTTTTAGCGTATCTTTTCGAAGCGGAAGCAGAAGAGAAGTTGTGGGAGTTGTGGTTAGCGAAAGATATCGAGCAAGATTTCAACTCTTTCAAACAAGAACGATTGAGTAAGATTAAACCATCTTCGGTTGACGGAAAAACGATGAGTCAAACTGAAGAAGAAAATGCTATTCGTTTAGCAGAACAAATTATGAGTATGGGGGTGAAGGAAGATGGGTGAGATATTTAGACTGTTTGGGACAATCGGGATCCGCGGAAGTGATGCTGAGAAAGAACTGGACGGTGTAGCGAGAAAAGGGGAACAAACCAGCAATAAGCTGTCTAGTTTTTTTAAGAAAGCCGCTACAGTCATCGCAGGAGTATTTGCTGCTGGAAAATTAATTGATTTCGGAAAGATGTCAATCGAAGCAGCAGCATCCGCTAAAGCTACTCAAGCACAATTCGAACAAGTATTTTCTGGGATTGTCGACACTGCAGAACAAGCTTTAAACGGCGTAGCTAAAGAAGTCGGAGCGGTCCCAACTCGAATTAAACCAGCTTTTAACCAAATTGCATCATTCGCTAAAGTTGCCGGAATGGATACAACTCAAGCGATGGAATTTACCTCTCGTGCTACAAGAGCAGCGGCTGATACTGCAGCTTTCTATGATAAGTCCTTAGAAGAAACGACTGAGACCTTGAAGAGTTACTTAAAAGGTAACTTCCAGGTTGCAGACAATTTAGGAATCTTATCAACTGAGACTACTCGTAACGCAAAAGCAACAGAGTTGTTCGGTAAGGAATATTCGAAATTATCAGGGCTACAACAACAAGAAGTTCTCTTGAGAATGTATGAAGATGCCAACAAAGTATCTGGGGCGATGGGGCAAGCGGCTCGTGAATCAGATGGTTGGGAAAACGTCATGGGTAACTTGAAACAAACGTGGGAAGATTTTAAAGCCACGATTGGTTCAGTTGTTTTAGATAGCCTTGTTGTAGCTATGCAAAACTTAACAGGCTTTGTGGGCGAATTAAAAGACAGATTCTTGCAATTGAAAGACAGTGGCGAGCAGTTTATTAAAGGCGTTGTTGAATCCGACGCGTTTGCTAAAGTCCAGGAAATATTTAGTAGAGTTGTTGAGAATTTGAAACTGGCTTTCGATAACATCGGAGGAGTCGTTGGTAACGTATCCGCAATCATTGGAAGTTTTGTTGATGATCTATCTAAAATTGTAACGGTAGAGGACATCATTAACACTGTTGGTGGAGCGTTCGAAACATTAAGTGGTTTCATAAGGGATGCAACTGGTTGGGTTAAAGATTTGACTGGATATATCTCTAGTAACCAAACTGCCATGGATGTACTTAAGTCTGCGGTAGTTGGTATCACAGCCGCATACACTGGTTACAAAGTAGTGATGGGAGTAATCAAAGGTATCGAAGTTGCACGTCAAGCTGTATTAGCAGTCACAAACGGATTAATGCTAGCACAGTTTGTTCGGACTGGCGCATTAACTGCTGCAGAAGCGGCGAATGCTGCAGCAACGATGGGTGCAAGTGGAGCGTTTGGAATCTTTAATGCTGTTTTAAACGCAAATCCAATTATGCTGATTGTTACGGCTCTTGCTGTGTTAACGGCAGGATTAGCTTGGTTCTTCACACAAACAGAAACGGGTAAACAAGTATGGCAAGATTTCATGAGCTTCTTAACAGGCTTGTGGAACGGTATTGCAAGTTGGGCTTCTAAAACATGGCAAGGTGTTGTTGATGCCATCACATCAGTAGTTACTAGCTTAACTGAGTTCTTTAGTAATCTATGGACATCTATCACGAATATAACAACACAAGCGTGGAATGCGTTCCTTGGAATCATAACACCTTTCATTCAACCGATTATTAATATGGTTAAAGCCAATTTCGAATTGATTAAAAACTATATCGATACCGTTTGGAATGCTATTTCAACTGCAGCAGGCGCAGCATGGGAATTAATCAAGAACGTTATTATCGGACCAGTGTTAGTTCTATTACAACTATTAACAGGTAATTTTGAAGGAGTGGCAAGCACTCTTAGTCAAATTTGGGCCAATATTTCTACTGCAGCACAAACGATTTGGGAATCATTATGTACGATTGTATCTGCATTTGTAGATACGTTGGTTCAATACGTCGTTAACATATTCACTGGAATGTCTGAAACGTTCGGAACCATTATGCAAGGCATTATGGATGTGGCAGTTTCTATTTGGAGCGCTATCGTCGATTCTATTAGCGGATTTGTAAGTTCAGCTTACCAATTCGTTGCGGACGGCGTAAGTAACATGTTCAATATCGCATCTCAAATGTTTAGCAGTATCGTATCTGCAGTTGGAGAGTTCTTCGGTCAAATCCCTGGAACGATTAGCGGTATTTGGAATGATGTTATTAGTTTCTTATCTGGTATTAACCTATACGACATCGGGATGAATATCATCCAAGGTTTAGTAGAAGGTATTGCAGGTATGGCTGGTAGTGTCGTTAGCACTATCCAAAACGTTGTGGGCGGAGCAATTGACTTCGCAAAAGGATTACTTGGAATCCACTCGCCTTCTAGGGTATTTAAAGAAATCGGTAAATTTACTGGCGAAGGTTTAGCTATCGGGATTAACAACGAAGCGGATAACGTTGCAAAAGCTAGTGAAAACATGATAGATGCGGTTATTCCGGATTCTATCCCACAAATTCCAGTCGACTATTCAGTAAGCTACGGCACATCTTTATCCAATATGCAAGATGCTGCTTCGAAGAATGCAACAGTCCAACCGATTGGGCATGATTCAAAACTCGATGTGGTTATCGAAGTATTGCTTAAGATTCTAGAGAAAGACAACAACACTTATCTAGACGGCCGTAAATTAACGGATGTTGTGAATGGATATAACAAAATTAATGACAGAAGAATGATGAGAGCGAGAGGTGAATTAACATGATTTACAATGGACAAGATTTATCGAGTTTAATAATTATCAACAAAGTAGAACGTGCTATGACACCTCTCGTTACAAATGTTGTAAAACAAAAAAGATTTATTAAAAGGGAATACGCAGAAAAAACTATTACGGTGAGAGTCACAATCAAACACGATGTGTTACAAACGATTGACGTGCTAAATCGTGTTTTCTCTGTACCGAATCAAAAATTGATTTTAAAAGACCAACCTACAAGGTATTATGAGGCTGTTTTGACCGGTGAAATCATTCCTACAAGTTCTGTGCGAGGCGCTGAATTGCAATTGCAATTCTTAATTCCAAAAGGAGTGGCGTATTCAACCGCAGAGAAGAATGGAACAGTAATCGGTGGGAAGTTGACCGTTGAAAATAACGGAACAGCTCCTGTTTATCCTATTTATACGTTTATAGCCGCTTCACCATACAAGACGATTGCCTTGGCACATCCAAACGGTAAAGTGGTCCAGTATGGATATGAGAACGGAGAAGATGTTATCAAAACAGGTGACGTCGTTCGTTTTGAATCAGAAAGCAACACGCTTCTTATTAACGGAAAAAGAAAATACATTAATCCAGCAAGTCAAGTTTTTGGTATTTTACCAGGGACGACTCAAATAGAGATTAGTGCTGACGGGAACAAGGCAGTTCCAAGTATTAAATGTATTTATAGGGAGTGTTGGTTATGATTACGGTTACGAATAGACAGTATGATATTGTCTGTCAGTTGAGCTTTGACTTGGCTGACGGACTTTTTGCATACAACGATTGGTTTGAACAGGACCTTGACACTGGTATCGGAACTTATCAATTTACGGTTGATAAAATCGGAGATTCTGAGATCGAAAAAATTAACGTAGGCTGCTATTTAATCGTAAAAGATGGTAGCAAGATACGTTCGTTCGAAGTGATGCGAATCGAGGAAGACAAAGACTCTAAAACGATTTACGCTGAAGACGCAGGGTTAGACCTATTAGGTGAACAAGTGCCACCTTATAAAGCAGACAAGAGTTATCCAATCACTCATTACATTGCGGAATTTACCTATGACTCAGGATGGGAAATCGGAACCAACGAAATTCCTGAAACAACTACTCGTAAACTTGAGTGGGAAGGAACTGACACTGCTACTAAGAGACTGAGACAGTTGGTTAGAAGGTTCGATGCTGAGATAGCTTATGACTTCGAATTTGTTCACGGAAAGATATACAGAAAGCTAATCCACATCTATAAAAAGATTGGTGAAGACAAAAAAGTCCGTTTAGAAGTTGGAAGAGAAGTTTCAAACGTCAAGCGAACCATCTCAATCGAGAATTTAGCGACTACAATCGTAGCGACTGGTGCTGATGGGATTACATTGGCAGGCGCAGAATATAACGAAGGAAATATTCGTTCTTCGAAGAATTCAATTTATTTAATCGATTATGACGCGGTAGCGAGATGGAAGCGCGCTGGTTACGCCCCTGCAGGCGGAGGAATCGTTAAACGTTATGAGAGTGAAGCTAAGACTCCTCAAGCGTTGATGGCAGAAGCTGTTATCAAGTTGAAACAGTGGAATCATCCTGAGGTGACGTATGACGTATCGATTAGCTTATTACCAGAAGAAATCAATATCGGCGATACAGTAGCCATTGTAGATAACAACTTCGAACCAGCATTGGTTGTAGAAGGTCGTGTTTCAAGCATCAAGAAATCCATCGCTACAAAAGAAAGTGGCGAAATTAAAATTACGAATATCGAATCCAGAGAAGATACGATCAGCGAGAAAGTTAGACGTTTAAGCACATTGGTGCAAGAACGTCTTTTTGATTTCACAAGCGTTCCATTCGTTATGACAATTCAGTCGACCGACGGAGTGGTGTTCCAAAATAGTAATATCGCTACTAAATTAATCGCTAATGTCAGCAAGATGGATATTCAAATGAACAGCCGTTTCACGTACAGATGGAAACGCGTGAGCAAGTATGGCACAGACGATGCAGCATGGAATGAGCAGCACACAAATGGCAGCAATGAATTGTCAATTACTTTGAACGATGTTGATAGAGAAGCCACATTTATCTGTGAGGCAATCGAGAGCAATCAAGTAGTTGCAAGCAGTTCTATAGTTATCAAAGACTTCATCGTTAACAAATCTATCGGACCAACTCCTCCACCTAGTCCAAGTGCTGGAGATTTATGGACAGATACAAGCGACTCGAGCAAAGATGTTCCAAAAATCTTTACAAACGGGAAATGGCAACCAGTTCTAAATAAAGACGACAAAGAACTGGAACGACTACAGAAGGAATTTGAGGAGCGCAACAGAGAGCACGCTGATCAATTCGCTAATGTCATGGAAATCATCAATAAGTCTCAAGTCACAGAAGATACACTTAGAGATTTGACGGGTAAGTTTAGTAGTCTGGAAGAGTCTTATAAGAGAATTCAAGAGACTGCAGAAGAGATTAAGGGACTTGGGCAAAGAACAAAAGCAGTAGAGTTTAATATGGAACAATCAAGCGTTCTATTAAATGCTATCTCAACATATTTCAATGTATCTGAAGACGGCTTGCTTATCGGAAAAAATGGTGAAAAGCTTCAAACACGCTATACAAACGAACGTATGGAATTTATCGATAGCGGACGAGTAGTGGCGTATGTGTCTGGCCAACAAATGAACATCGTCAGCGCGACATTCTGGAATAGCGTCACTATTGCTAATCATATATTTGAACGATTCGACAACGAGTTCACAACTATTTCATACGTGGGAGGTGCTGTAAATGGCTAATTTTTCTAAAACAACTAGCAACGGATATGTGCGTTTAGTCTTCCAAGTGACAGAAGCAAGCACGAGTATTCCTTACAACACTTCAGAAGTGGTTTATCATTTAATGCTTGAACGTGGAAGCACATGGGCATTCGATTTAAACGATGAGAGCCTTGCAGAAGCTGAAATCAACGGGCAAAAAGTTATTAGCAAATACGTTAGCTTCGATTTAAGAGACAAAGAATGGATATCTCTTGGAAAGGGAAGTATAACAATTCCGCATAATGAGGACGGAAGCAAGAGTATTTCAATCCGTGCTAGATTAACGAACGTTTCCAATTTAGGAGATATTGGTTGGTTTAGCGGGACGCTTAATCTCTCTACTATCCCTCGCGCAAGTACAATCCGTTCTGTATCAGCAACAGAACTAGGAAAAACAGTTACATTGGAAATTGAAAAGAAAGTTTCTGGATTTAAACATCAAGTTCTTTGGAAAGTCAACGACAGCGGTTGGAATGATTTAGGGACTGGGCATGATTCTAGCGTTCAGTTCACAGTTCCAATAGATTATGCAGCACGTATCACTAACAGTGATACTGGACTGCTAGACGTTTGCGTACGAACTTTTCAATATGACACACAAATTGGTTACGATGAGTTTAAACGAGGGATTCCGATTAATGTTCCCGCTTCCATCGTACCTACACTTGAAGATATCACTATAACTGAAAAAACAGCACGATTAGCAGAATTCATCCCTTCAGGAAATTATGTTAAGGGAAAATCTGTGATGCGGGTTGAAGCAATTAATGCAGCTGGCTCTCATGGCTCAACTATCATATCTACTGAGTTAACTGTGGATAATTTAGTCGTAAGAGCTTCAACTGGAGATTTCCCTGCTAATAAAGCTGGTAATTTAGAAGTTACAGCGAAGGTTACTGACTCACGAGGAAGAACGGCTACTAAATCGAAGGCGATTAAAGTATGGGATTACTATGCGCCTAAAATTATTGCCTTTCTTGCTAACAGAACAGGAAACGGAACCAATAAGACTATTATTGCGACTGTAGCTGCTAATGTGATCCCGTTAGTAATTGATGGAGTGAATAGGAACCCGTACACGCTTAAAATCCAGTACTCAGCTAAGAAGGCTAATAGATGGATTGATGCCGTAAACCTCACGAATGAGACTACAGAAAGAATTAATCGTCAAATCGACTGTGGCGCATTTTATGAGCTTTCTAAGGCATACAATGTAAGGTTAGTAATTCAGGATAAGCTAAGTGATTTAGTAGACTCTGTTCTGGTAGTACGTTCATCAAGAGTCCTGTGGGCATGGGGCGATAATCGTGCTGCTGTAGGAGGATTCCCAGAGTTGGATGGACACTTCGAGTCACATCTTCCAGTTGCATTCCATAGCAGCTTAAACGTTGAAGATGGCATTATGTCTAATGGAAAGCCAATACAGGAATTTGCTATGACATCAAGAGATGGCAAATCAATTAAATTTACTGGTGATTTAAACAATCTGAAAACAGCAGGGAATTACCATGCTTTTGGAGTGCAACATAATCCGCAAGGCGCTAACAATTATGGATACGTAAATGTAATAACTCACAGCAGTGATTCAAGCTACTGTGTGCAGTTTTATGTTCCGTTTAATGCAGACCAGCTATATATGCGCAGGAGCGAGTCAAATCGTTGGAGCGAATGGATAAGAGTTGTTACGACTGGAGTTGATACTGGTTGGAAAACAGCCGTTTTGCAAAGCGGTTGGCAAAACAGAATGGAATACGGTCCTGTTCAATATTCTAAGAGTATTGACGGAATTGTTCACATGAGAGGCGTTGCCAAAGATGGTAGTACATCAAAAGAGACAGTAGTACTAACATTACCAGAAGAATATAGGCCTAAGACTCAAGTTTACACATTCGGGATGAACGACAGTTTTGAGCCTGTGTCATTAAGTATTAATGAGTATGGAACCGTTACAATCAAGCGTAACGCTGACGATAAATGGCTTGGATTTCATAGTGTTAGCTTTAAAATTTAAAACTAAAGAAAGAAGGAATTAAAATGGTAAACAAAATCAATGAAAATTTAATGGACGCAGGACGATTAGAAAGTATCGACTTCGTAGTAATTCACAATGACGCAGGAAGTATGACTCCTGAACAGTACGTTAACTGGTTACGCAATCGTGATAAATCACTAGGGATTGCACATTATTACTGCAATCGCAATACTATTGCACGAGTGATTGATACGTTCAATATCGGATACCATACTGGAGATTGGTGGAGTAACTGCCGTTCAATTGGATATGAAGTATGTGAGAGCATGAAGGTAAGTGATGAAGATTTTCTTCGAAATGAAGATATGACTCTGATGCAAGCGACGGAAGATTTAATCTATTATGGATTGCCAATCAATACTAGCACTGTTAGATTACATCACGAGTTCGTGCCAACAACATGTCCTCATAGAAGTATGGAATTGCACGGAAATTCTACTGAGAGTGTTAAGAATTATTTCGTATCTCGTATGCGTTATTTCGCAACGCTCGGAAATACAGTAGATGAAATGCTAGGTCAAGTATCGGACGGCCCTACTACGCAAGAAACAGTTACAACAACGAAATCTAGCGTAAATACTAGCAATCAAGGTAAATCAAGTGAAACAGTTGCACAAGAAGTCCTTCAAGGCCTATGGGGAAATGGCCAAGATCGTTATGATAATTTAACGAATGCTGGATACGATGCAGACCACATCCAAGATTTAGTAAATAGCATGTTGAACTGTGATAGTACAGATAATAGCACTAGCACAGACCTTGATAGTGTAGCACAAGAGGTTATTCAAGGATTGTGGGGCAATGGTCAAGAACGCTATGACAGTTTAACTAACGCTGGCTACAACGCTCAAGCGGTGCAAGAACGAGTTAATAGTATTTTAAGCGGTGATGATTCAGATACAAGCGACTACGATATTGACGTAATCGCAAACCAAGTCCTTCAAGGCGTTTGGGGAAATGGCCAAGAACGTTATGACAACCTAACAAATGCCGGTTACGACGCTCAAGCTGTTCAAAATCGTGTGAATGAATTACTTTCTTAAAAAAGGAGATTGACTATATATGGAATTAGAACAAATTAAAAACAGAATTACTGCATTAGAAGCGAAAGTGACTACTAAGCAGGCAGATATTAATCGCATGAACGAAGAAAAAGCGCAATACGAACAGAAGATTCAAAATCTTTCAGAAGACATTCAACGCTTAGAGCAAGATAATGCGAACAAACGTGATGAAATCAAAAAATACAAAACAGTAGTAGAAGTTATGGAGTTATAGTAGATGGTAGATGTAGAATTTAACGTATTGACAATGCATTTGCAAGGATTAATGCGCAGTCCGTATATTCAAATTTTGTTTTGGTTAATTTGCTTTGATGTAGTTTCCGGCTACATCAAGGCTTTTAAATTGAAAAAATTTGACAGTAAAACGAGCACGAATGGACTGCTCAGACATTTCCTTGTCATATCAGTAGTCATGATAGTTGCCCTCTATGCTAGAGCTCTCAATCATAGAGAGATAGGAATAACCACATGTCTATTTTTCATTATGAGCTATGTGGGGTCGTTGATGGAGAATTGGGAAGCGTTGGGCTTACCATTTCCAGAATCGTTGAGACCATACATCAACCAAATGCGAAAAAATCAAGACAAGAAATTTCAAAAAATAATCGAAATTGAAATCGAAAAGAAAGAGGATGAATAAAAATGGAACAATTACAAACAACAATCGTCAATGGAATCGTGAGCGTATTAGTAGTATTAGTAGGACTAGCATTCACAGGGCTGAAAGGATTCATCCAAACTAAGGCTACTGAATTGAAAGCCAAAACAGACGCTAAGAACTACGAGCTTGCTAAATCAATCGCTCACACAGTCGTGAACGCTGTGGAACAAATCTTCAAAGATGTGCACGGTGCGAGCCAAGATAAATTCCAAGCTGCATTTGACAACTTGACGAAAGAACTTGAAAAAGCTAGAATCAATTTGGATGATGCATCCAAGAAGGTATTGATTGAATCTGTCGTGAATGGATTTAATGAATTGAAGAAGATTGAAGGCTAAAGTTATGGATCATAGAGGGCTCATTTCGAGTCCTCTTTTTATTTTAAAAGGAGGGCGTATGGAAAAAATAATCGAAAAACATTTAAGTATTACGTCAGCTAATCGACGCATTGAAAAATTAGATCATGAGATTTATAGCCATGACAAAGGAACAGCGGTGTTCAAATTCACTGCAGAAGGGCTAACCGCTTCTAAAGTTATTTGCTTGTTTTACTTTAAGGAAACCAAACGTTATAGAACTATAGAAGCCACAATCGAGGGAAACATGATTACGGTTCCGTTCGATAGTACATCAATCATTGCTGATGAATCTGTGATTGGCTATATCTACTTTGAGAAAGTAGAACAATCTACCGACGTTTATGCATTCGCATTTAATGTATGGCTCAGTGCTATTGACAAAGCTAGAAAAACACCGTTAGTCGAACGGGCATCAGGACGTATCGTTGACGTTGAAAATATCGTTACTAAACAAGAAATAGATGAACTCTTTGCAAAAATCAAAGAACAAGGTGGAACGTATGACGATAGCAATCTACGTACTGAAATCAGCCATATTTCAGCAGAAATTGAAACTTTAAAGGCAAAGACTGATAAAGATACCGTCTATGACGATAGCGCCTTAAAACAGCGTTTAGAGGTCTTAGAAAGCAAACCAGAAATTAACACAAGTAACTTTGCAACAAAGGATGAGTTGAGAAATATCTCATTAACGCCTGGGCCTAAAGGCGATAAGGGAGAAACTGGTGAACGCGGACCACAAGGAGATACTGGACCAAGAGGGGCAGACGGACTTCAAGGACCTGTCGGACCACAGGGGTTACAAGGCGAGCGTGGGCAAGACGGACAAAGAGGTGAACGCGGGGAACAAGGCCCAATCGGTCCTACTGGACCTCAAGGACCTATTGGTTTAACTGGACCAAAAGGAGAGAATGGTCGTGACGGTGTTGGTATTCCTCAAAAATTGAGTTTATCAGGAAATACACTCATCTTATCTGATGGTGGCGGAAGTGTTAATCTACCAACTTCTACTCAAAATGAACCATCTGCTACAACTTCATCTAGCGAGTTAAGTGGAAACGGTATTCCTGAAGGTAAAGTTGAAGGAACTCTCGGACAAACGTATGTGGATTTAAGACGGACTAATGGCGCCGTAAAATGGATTAAAACTACTGATTCTGGAAAGACTGGTTGGGCTGTTCTATACGGTGATACTGGTTGGAAGACTCTTAACATTGTATCTAAACTCGGAGCGTCATATTTAAAAGTACGACGTTTAAACAACCAAGTTTCATATCAATTCGGCGGTTTATCATGGGGTTGGTTTGGTATTGTTCGTCGCGGTGGTCCAGGTTATCAATTACAACCGTCAGACCGTGAACGAAATGTGTTTATTCTTGGGTTACAAGGTATTCCATCAGGTTATCGTTCGGAAGGTTCATTAATTGGTCCAATCTACAACGATAAAGGTGTTCAGTATGGAACATGGTATTTAGGCGGATTAGGCGACAGTAACATGTTACGCTTTCAATTCACTGACCCAGTTCCAACAGATAAAGATATTGGCGATATTAGGGTTTCAACAATCTCTTACGTTACAAATGACCCTTGGCCAATGAATTAATGAGGAGGAAATATAAATGGAAATTGATACAAGTAGACTAAGAACGGATTTACCACAAATTGGATATGAACCATATAGACAGGTTCACGCTCATTCAACTGGAAATCCTAATTCCACAGTTTATAATGAAGCAGATTACCACATGCGTAGACCTGTAGATTCAGGATTCTTTTCTCACGTAGTAGGTAACGGTCGTGTGTTGCAAACGTGGTATACAAACAAGGGTGCATACGATGTAGGTGGCGGTTGGAACTATGAAGGTTATGGACATGTTGAATTGATTGAAAGTCACTCTACGATGGAAGAATTTATGACAGACTATCGATTATATGTAGAATTACTACGTAACCTAGCCGATGAAGCAGGCATCCCTAAAACGCTTGATTCAGACGATTTAGAAGGAATTAAAACACACTACTACTGCACATATCATCAACCCGATAATGCAAGCGACCATGTAGATCCTTACCCTTATCTTGCTAAGTGGGGCATTAGTCGTGAACAGTTCAAACATGATATTGAGCATGGTGTAGGTGAAATTAAAGAAGGATGGCAAAAAGATAACACAGGATGGTGGTATCAAAATAAAGATGGAAGCTGTCCTAAAGATAAATGGCAATACATTAATGGCGTGTGGTATCTATTCGATGATAGTGGTTATTGCATCTTGAATAAATGGGTTAAACGTGCGAACGCATGGTATTGGCTTGATAGTAGCGGTGCGATGGCTACTGGATGGAAGAAGATTAACAACGAATGGTATTTCTTCAGAGCAGACGGTGAGATGGTAACAGGATGGGTTAAATACGCGGACGAATGGTACTATTTAAACACGACTAACGGCTTCATGGAATCTAATGCTTTTGTTAAAGGCAAAGATGGATGGTACTATATCAGTGAAGATGGAACTATGGCAGAAAAGCCTGAATTTACGGTTGAGCCTGATGGATTGATTACAGCTAAAGAAATGCATAA